GAACAAAATTAGGAAAACAATTATACAAACATATTAAAAAAACTTAAAATGAAAAAAGCACCTGCAAAAATGAAAAAAGCAGCTATGAAAATGGTAAAAAAATCACCAGCTAAAAAGAAAAAAGCACCCGCAAAACCGCGCACGCCAAAAACGGAGCAGCGGATCGCCGAGCTTCACGAAGCGATGAGCCGGCGAGGGTGGGATCCATCGATGGCCCGGACCTTTGCCGCGAAATGGAGCACGAAACCTTCGCAGGTTTATCAGATAAAACAGCGCGTCTTGGATCGAATGACAGCCGACGACGATCTCGAAACCGACTTCAAGCGATCCCTCTTTCTTGCTGAGTTGCGAGACGCTCGCCGCACAGCGAGAGCGGAGGGCCGATGGGGGCCGGTGGCGCAGTTTCTAAAAATGGAGGCGCAGATCCTCGGGCTATTCGCACCGATGGAGATCAAGGTCGCCGCGAATCCATTGCACGCGATGACAGATGCCGAGCTTGAGGCAATACTTGCCGAGGAGACGAGGGCGGCCAAAGAGCGCAAGGGGCAGATCATTGACGCCGACTTCACGGTGTCGAAAAGGGGCTCGCGTAAATGAGCACTGCGCAAGCCTGGGACAAATACAGCCGCCGAGAGCTTGCCGCGCTCGAGCTTGCACGGCGTCGGCACCAAAACCCTCTTGACTACTTCACCGCGTCGCCGGGTCAAATGCCCTTCTTTCGAGGACGAGAAAGGTTCAAGATGCTTCGAGGTCCGAACCAAAGCGGCAAGACGATGGCCGGTGCGGCGGAGCTACTTTGGCGAATGATGGGCAAGCATCCCTTCCAAAAGGTGCCGGCGGCCGGTGGTCACTTTCGAGTCATCACATATAGTTGGGATCAATCCCGCACCGTGTCGCGCAAGATTTGGGAGCTAATGCCTAAAGAGTTGGTGCACCCAGAAACGCAATTCCATCCTGATCGCGGCTTCATGTATCATCAATTCAGACTAACGAACGGTAGTTTCTGCGAAATATTCACGACGCGACAAGGCGCACTTGCGAATGCGTCGGCAACGCTTGATGGGATTTGGGTTGACGAGCCGCCACCGATAGAGCTTTGGTCAGAGCTTGCCGCGCGTGTCATGGCAAAACGTGGCAATCTTTGGCTCACTATGACCCCAATAGGAAGGCCGTGTGGATGGCTTCAGGAGAAGTGCGAAGCCGGAGAGGTGGCAGACTATCGCTTTTCGTTGACGCCTGAGAATTGCCCTTGGTACACGCACGAGCAAATCCAAGAAATCGAAAAGCAGTATCTCCCCTTCGAGGTGCCCCAACGCATACATGGCGCGTGGGAAGGCTACCTTCGCGATCGTGTCTTCAAGGGATTTACGGACGAATGCATTCGCGACGAAGTGCCGATCGGCGAGGCGTTGATCGGCATTGGCCTTGACCATGGATCCGGCGCTGGGTCTCAGGTCGCAATCCTTCTTGCCGTAGCGCAGGGGGAGAACGGGCCGAAGCTATGGGTGCTTGACGAGTCTTGGACAGATGAGAGCACGACACCCGAGGAAGACGCGCGGGGGATCCTTGCAATGCTTGAGCGTAACCGAATGAACCTCGAGCATGTCGACCGATGGACCGGCGACATTAGCCATGGCGGCCGACGGTGGGGGGGTAGAAAGTCAAACCGACTTTTAGAAAATGCATTCGAGCGCCACCTTCGGCTTGGAATCAACCGTCTACCCTTTAAGATTCGCACGGCGAAAAAGGGCCGCGGCTCGGTATGGTACGGGGCGCGAGTGCTTCACGCCGCAATGCTACGGGGCGACTTTTGCATCCGCCCTCGGTGCAAAAAGTTAATCGAGAGCTTGCAGAATTGGAACGGTTCACAAGCTCCCGACTGCGAGGAGAAACACGCTATTGACGCGCTAAGATATGGCGCGGTGGAAATGATGGGCCGCCGCGCTTACAATCCGACAAGTATAAAGATCCATTAGGAGAAAACATGATTCGAAAAATCGGGCACTCGAAAGCGACTTTTAAAGGCACTATCTTCGCAAGGGGCCGCGGCGGCAAGCTTTGGGGATGGGCTTCAAACGGTCACGGCAAAGCGCTAATCGAGCTTGGTGAGGCAGTCTGGGCCGACGCAAACGGCCCGATTCCTACCGGCGCAAAGCTTGTCTATCTTGACGGCGACTTCGAAAATTGCGCGTTAGAGAATCTATCGATCACCGGCGCAAAGCCCAAAGCCGAAAAAGCCAAACCAGCGAAGAAAGCGAAAGCTAAGAAGGCGAGCAAATGAAAAAAGCGATCCCGATTCGACCGATCCCGACAGACGCCGCCGACGCTACCCGGTGGGAGCACTCCGCGCTTCGTCTTCGCATGCTGCTCGGAGTGTGGGAAAAAGACCTCGAGCGCAAGCTCGAGAAGTATCTCGACCCGCAACGCCGCGCGGCATGGGGGGGCGTTGATCTTAGCTCAAACGTTTTCAAATCGATCACTTCGCAATTGGCTTGCCTCTTCGACAAGCAGCCAACAGTTTTTCACCCGTCAGGAGCAGCCGAGCTAATCGCGCCGGGCGGCGCCATCGACAAGGCTGGCTTGTGGCCTATGATGGCCAACTTTCAAGCCAAGGTCCTCGGGCTTCGCGAGTATGCGATGAGGGTTAACTATGATCCGAAGTTCGGCCTTCGGTATCGACCCGTCGCACCGTGCGACATGGTCGCGCATGCACTCCCCGAGAACCCCGACACGCCGACAAGGATCGAGGAGCTAAGGCTCCGCGAGCATCCAAAGACAAAGGCGCCAATGTGGACGTGGGACGTGTTGGACGTCTCCGATCCAAAGGCGCCAATCTACGAGATCCGCGAGGCGAATACTGACGGCATGGGCGGCGACCTAACCAAGCTTTTTGTAGGCCGCGAGCTTTCTGGCGACTTCTACCCGTACCGCAAAAACGACGAAGCCGGCACGCCGTGTCTCCCTTACGTCTTGTTTCACGCCGAATCCACCGGCAAGCTCTTTGACGCCTTCTCGTGGCGCGAGGTGGTGGAGGGCTCTTTGTCGAGCGCTCTTCTAATGTCGTTTTTCACGCACTCCGCAAGGCAGGCCTCTTGGCCGCAACGATACGCCGTAGGCGTTAGGATTCCAGGCGCCGAGGTTCTCGATATGGAGGGGCAGGGTCGGCGAGCCCGAGTGCCGGTCGATCCGACCTCGCTCCTCCTCTTCGAGAGCGACACCGAGGGACAGCCAATGGTGGGTCAGTTTCAACCGGCCGCCGATATCGACACAATGCTCACCTCGATCATTCAATATGAGCACCGCGTCGCTTCGTGGTGCGGCATCTCGAGCGCGGCACTGCAACGAGAGCAGGCCGGCACAGCGCGGAGCGGCTACGCTTTGAGCGTGACAAACGAAGGAAAGCGCGAAAGCCAGCGGAAATACGAACCTCAAATGCGGGCCGCCATGCTCGAGCTTATCGAAATTTCCGCGACAATGATCAACAGCGCCGAAGGCCTACAGCTACCGGAGGAGGGCTACGCGATCCGATTCGAATCGGTGCCAAAGAGCCCAGACGAATTGAAGGCGGAAAGAGAACACGCGCTAGCGCTCATCGATGCCGGTTTGCTTGATCGAGTGTCGGCTTTTCAAATGCTCAATCCTGGCACTTCCAAAGAAGCCGCGACTATTGCCCTCGATGAAATCGCCAAGATCAACAATCCCGAGTTGGCAAACCTCGACGATCCGAAATCGGCTCAAATCAGTCTCGGCGACGCGAAGGCACAGGACACCGCGCTAAACGGTGCGCAAGTGGTCGCCGCTCAGGGGATCGTCGTCGCTGTCGCCAATGGCGAGCTTCCAAGGAATACCGGCGTGCAAATGCTTTCCGAGTTTTTCAACCTGCCCGAACAAGTCGCCGACACTGTGATCGGAGACGTCGGATCAACCTTTATACGAACAACCGCCGACAGCTAAGGAGAGAAGATGTCGACAGAAACAGCAGTGCCACAAGCAACAGAGCCCACCACAAACGGCACGACAGCGCCACCGAGCGACAATGCGCCGGCATGGGTAGACGACCGAATCAAAAAGCTATCGTCACAACGCGGCGAGGCGCTCGACCGAATCGCAGCACTCGAGAAAGAGTTGGAGGCGCTGCGACCTATTGCCGACAGCGGCAACGCTTGGAAGACCAAAGCCGAAGAGCTTGAGGCCGAGCTTGGTTTGACCACGAACCAATTCAAGCGCGATCGTGCATTGCTTGAGGCTGGGGTGCGGAACGGTGAGATCCGCGAGCTTTTCGAGTGGCAATTCGAGAAGCTCGACAAAGACGGCCGCCCCGAATTCGGCGAGTGGCTTTTGAGCTTGACGGCCGAGAGTGCCCCGGCATCTCTCCGCGCTCACTTGCCAAGCTCACAGGCTCCACAAGCGCCGCCAGCGCCGACCCCTACCGCTACCCCCACGGCACCGCCAGCCGCCGACGCAGGGGCACGCACGGCGCCCCCACCGCCTCGAGACGTCACCGCCGAAGACATCCGCGGCGCTACGTCGGAAAATTGGGAGCAATTGCGCGAGCGACTTAAGGCGGAATATTCGAACCGCCGGCGTTGACACGACGGCGCCGCCCCTTTAGGATGATCACGATCTCGCACGCGGCAAAGGGTAGCACCCGAAACAGCGCAAGCCGCCGGCCGGGGCTGAATACGAAAACTCAACCCGGCCGAGGGTAGCACCCGAAACAGCGAGAGCGGCCCCAAAAACTCCAATCCTTTTAGGTGCTTAATATGCCAATTCTACACTCCGGTCTCGAGACCGACCTTCGCCTCGCCGCTATTATTGAGCGCGAGATCCACGCACTACTCACCGACCAGGCGTCAATGCGCACCTCTGGCGCGATTAACTTTATGGGAGACGTAGCCGGCATGGGCTCCGATACTATGCGAGTTCGCTATGCTGGCCTTGATGGCTTCGACTCTTTCGCCGCTACTGCCGCGGAGAATACCGACGTAGCAGAAACAACGTTGACCGACGCAAGCGCAGATATTGCCGTGGTGAGAGCCGCGCTTCGCTATGACATTGGCGACCTTGCAAACCTCACCGGCGTCCCCGGTGCTGACGTCGATCCCTTCCGCTTGGCCTCCTCGATGGTGGGCTCTTTTGAGCAATACTTCAATGGCCTCGTGGCCTCTGCGATCACGACAGTTACTGCTAACGAGGGCGCCTCTGGGACAAATTTGAGCGTTGACAATTGGTTCAGCGCAATGGCCGCCCTCGAGACTGCAAGCGTTCCCGGTCCCTATTGGGCAATGCTTTTCCCGCAGCAGCTATCCGACCTCAAGCAGTCGCTTAGAAGCGAGCAAAACGCACTGCAAGAGCTTGGTGACGTGCAAGCTCAAATGAAGATCTTTGGACAAGGCTTCGCCGGCAACCTTCTCGGCGTGAATGTTTACGTCTCAAGCGACGTTGCAACCGCTAACACCGGCGCCGATTCTGCCGGTTGTATGTGGGGACAAGGCGCCTTTGGCTATGCCATCGGCACCCCTCGCCCTCTTGCCGGCGCAGGCGGAGAGGTTCGCGCGGCGGGCACTCCTGTCGTCGTCGAGTTCCAACGCGACGCCTCGGCAGCGTTGACCGAGGTTGTGGGGCATGCCTATTGCGGCGTCTCCCTCATTGAGGACGATCGCGCGGTCCAGCTTATCACTGACCGATAACCCCTTTGGGGGAGCCCGAGCGGGGGGCGAGTAGTTCTCCGCTCCGGCTCCCCTCGGGCTCTTTCCTTTTTCCCCTTGCCATCGGAGAACAAAATGGCTTTTGACTTTCAACCCCAAACAAAGATCACCGCAAACGAATTCGGCGCGGTGCCGGCGACATCGACAGAGCAGACCAAAGCGGCGGTTTTGAACCTTCGCCCCTCGCCGCGTTTTTACTACATACACCACCCCGATTCGTGGCACTGCCTGGAAACCGAAGACGGCTTCGAATGGTTCCCGATTTTGAAGTGCTTTCGATTAATGCCAGGCGTCAACGGCGTTCGCCAAACACGGGGAAAGAATCCCAAAGCTGACGATCGACAGGCTCGAGTAACTCTCGCCGATCGGGGCTTTACGATAATTCCTTACGACGCAATCGAAGGCGGCTATTGTTGGAAGTACACAGGCCGCCAGGGCCCCGTTTATCTCGAGCGCTGGGCAGTTCCAAAGCAGGTAGGAAACCGCACGATCATCAAATCAGACACAAAAGGTTTGCAAGCTTTTTGTCGGCATTTGATCGAAGCAGGTTTTATCGAAAAGCCCGATCCTGATTTGCTAAATATTTTGAAAGACTCTTTGAAGCAAAGCATCGAGCGCGACTCCGCAAACCTTCACATGCCGCCAGCGGCGAAAAGGCACAGTGAGAATTTGCGCCGGCTCGAAGGCATGGACGAAGCGACAGCGGCGATCTATCAAAAGCCAAAGAAGACGACGAAAAAGAAAGGCAAGAAGGTGGGGCAATGAGCAGCGAGTCGAAAGAGAAACGAGCCGCGGCCGAGCGCATGGCAAAGCGAATCCACGAAAGCGCAAAGCAGAACGGCGGCACGATGACTTTTGAGCAAGCGCAAAAGCTCTCCGCTTCGGCCTTCAAACGAAACGAGCGGGACGGCAAATGAGCACCTCTGAAACGCTATACACCGCGCGGCTCTCGAGCGACTGGATCGAGCGCGGCAGGGCACAAACGATCAAGTGTCCAGTGTATCGCGACGGCGCTCTCGCGGTACCGGCCTCGGGCACGGTGTCGGTCTTCAATGCCGCCGGCGCTGCCGTGGTAGACGCTCAGGCCGTTACAGTGGCCTCTTCGGTGGCAGAGTACACCCTAAGCGCCGGCAGCACTACAGGCGAAAGCTTGGGGCTCGGGTGGCGCATTGAGTGGACTCTTGCGCTGCCGGATAGCGTCTCTCATGTTTTCCGCGTCGACGCGGGGCTTGTGCGTCGCCGGCTTTACCCGGTGATCTCCGATGTCGACCTCAAGCGCCGACACTCCGATCTCGACGACTTGCGGAGCGCAGACGCATCGAGCTATCAAGACTTCCTTGATGAGGCTTGGCAGGACTTGATCGATCGATTGAGCGCTCGGGGGTCGCTGCCGTTTCTGATCATGGAGCCCGGCGCCCTTCGTCGGTGTCATCTCTTCCACACCTTGCAGTTGATCTTTCTCGACTTTTCAAGCTCGGCGGGAGACGGTCGGTATCTTGATCTTGCGGAACAGTACCGCAAAGAGTTCGAAGACGCTTGGGGTCAACTTCGGTTTTCGTATGACTACGACCACGACGGCGAGGCCGACAAAGACGGCCAAGAGAAGAAGAGCCCGCACGCGGTCGTGTGGCTTGGGGGGAGCCGATGGCATCGGTAACCTTCGCAGCGTTGCATAGTCGAATTCAAACGCAGGTGGAAACCGTCACAGGCTATAAGATTAGCTTGCGCCCTCTTCGGCCTGACTTCGATCCGGCGACGCTTCAAGACAAGCGCTTTGCGATCGACCTCGACACGACAAACGCGCGGCAGTACCGCGACAAGGCCACCGGGCACGCCAGAATCGAGCACACGGCCTCGATTCGCTTTCTTCGACGTCTACCCCCTAAAGACCAAAACACACGCTACACGGCGGCGCTTGCCGACGAGGTTGCGATCATTCGCGCCTTGTCTGCGCAGACAGGCACATGGCAAGAAGATCTTCGCTTGCTATACAATGGAAGTAGCCGCGAGGTTTTGCCGGGTGGCGAGTGGCTTCTTTTCTCTCTCAACTTCTCAATTGCTCATGACTTGGCGTTAGCCTAAAAGGAGGCCTCTGTGCCTGAATCAACCGTCATCAAAAACTTTCGCGATGGGTCTATCGTCATTCAGGATGGCACCGGCACCCCTCTCGACTACTCTGTTGCCTATGAGGCCGGAGACCTATCCTTCGATATTGGGAAGGATGAAATAGCAGTCTACAGAGATCGCGGCGCCGTGGCCTCGGTTCGCCGCACAAACCAAGGCTTGCCAAGCGGCCAGTTTACGGTTCATTTCCGAGACCTTAGCGACGCTTCCGACGAGACGCTTACCGACATCCTCGACAGAAAGGGCGCCTATGCTGCCGCCATTTCGACGCTCGGAGCAAATGCCGACGTGTACACTGTGAAACTAACTTTCACAATTGCCGGCACAGTGCACGGCGACAGCGGCGGCGATCACACAATCTCCTTCGATGATTGCTATTGCACTTGGAGCTTTGCCGAAGGCGACCCCTCTTCTTGCACCGTCGCTTTCACTTGCCACGGCGCCGTTGTCCAAACCTGATAGCAGCGCCTCCACCTCTTGCATTTAGGAGAACAAATGCGGGATCTAATGACACCACGAAACCCACCAGAAACGCCAAATTTCTTCGAGATTGATCTCGGTGAAATTGTCGAAGTTTTCAAGCTTCCCAACTTCGCCGCGCGGCAAGAGTTGATCCAACTTTACGCAAGCGCCGCCGGAGCAGGGGACGAAAGCGCCGACCTTTTGCGGGCAATGTCGGCAACGCTTGGCGCGTGTTGGTGGGGCAGGCAAAAGGCTCTCGATGTCGACTACTTCGAGCACCGCAAAGACTTGGTACGCTTTGGCGATCTTGTCTTAACCGAGCTTGAAGACGCCGGGCTCGATGTCGCAAGCATCGTGAAAGCCGGCGGTGAGTGCGTGTCAAAGGTTGCCGCCAGTATTCCAGGCGAGCAAGAGGTGAAAGAAAAAGAGGCTTTTTCGAAAGCCGAGGTGGGGGCTTAGACCTTCTTGCGCTCCATCTCGGCTTGACACACCTCGGGGATCCCGAGGGCTTTTATAAACTACCGAAGGATCAACAAGTGGCAATTGTGGCGCATCACCGAATCACGACGACTCCCAAGAAAGGCACGAAGTCTCGTGCTGGGATGTCGCCAGAGGATGCGGCGGCGCACTTTGCCAAGACTCAGGCGATCCAAAAGATCAAGAAAAAGAAAGCCCGCGAGCGTGCCGTCGATGTCTAAAAACTTTAGCGCCGGCAGTGTATCGATTGATCTTAGCGATGACTTGCAGCGATTTGTTGATCGCGTAATAAAGGAAGTTTCTCCCAATACCGCAAAAGCGATCGGCGACGAAGTGGCAGAGCTTCGTCAATACGCGCAAAAAAACTGGCCCGTAAAAGCAGAGAGATCCGAGTTTAAAGTTCGACTGCTTAAGCGTTTGGAGGCGGAAGGCAAGCTAACCGGGGGTGTACGGGGCTCGAGCCGCGATAGCCGCGGCAAATGGCGGCACGGTGTGCGGATGACGCCTAACGGCATAGAAGGCTTTGTCGAAAACTTCGCGCCCTATGCGGCTTTCATTCGAGAAATTAGCTACAGCCGCAAACCTGGAAAGCACCAATTCAGGCAGCTTTTGTTTCGACGTTTCGGCGCCAAAAGACAACGCGCTCTCTTCGAGAAAATAGAAAAGGAGCTTGGCTGATGGCACTTGGACAAAAAGAGATCTCACTGAAGATAAAGGCGGACACTAAGAAATTCCACGACGCATTGAAGCAACTTCCCGGCATGACGGAAAAAGAGGCGAAGAAAATGGCCCGCAAAATGGCGCGGGAATTTAATAAAGCTGAAAAAGCCTCCGGCAAAAGCGCGAAAGAAATAGCGGGCCGATATGCGTTTATGTTTGAAAAGATCACGCAAGATAACGCCAAATTTCAAGCGGCCTTGGCAGGAGGCATGTTTTTAGGAGCCGCCGCCGGTTTAGCAAAGTTAGCTAACAGCGCAAGCGAATACGTCGACAAGGTCGTCTTAATGAGTCGCCAAACGGGGCTCACTGCTGAGACTTTGATCGGTCTCGAGTTCGCAGCGCAAGCGGCCGGCGGCAACATCGACGAATTGAAAGAGGGCCTTAACGCACTCACGCAAAAGGCCGGCATGGCCTCGCGAAAGGGCGGAGAAGCAGCGTTGATCTTTAAAGACATTGGCGTGTCAGTCAACGATGCAAATGGCAACCTTCGCAGCGCCGACGATATCTTTAGAGATACTATAAACAGCTTGGCCGGCATGACTTCGACCTCCGACAAGGCGTCGATCGCGCTCGAGCTTTTCGGCGGCGGCGGCGCGAAGGTTGCGGCAATACTTGCAGACGGCACAGGCGCTCTTGACGAATACGCGGCGAAGGCAAAAGAAGCCGGGATCGTCATGGACGGCGACGCGCTAAAAGCCAGCGCAAACATGGATCGCGCCATGGCCGATCTCAAAATGACAATGCGCGGCGTCACGCAAGAAGCCGGTGAGGCGCTGATCCCGGCGATGGTTGTCATTGTTGCGGCAATTGGAAAAGTGATTCAACAAATCGCGCACGCCGTCGACGCTTTTGATGGCTTAACAGATTCGATCTTTGGGAATATCGAAGCCGGACAAGACGCGCAAAATACTTATGTTGGACAAGAAAAAGCGCTTAACAAAGTGATCCAAGCCGCCAAAGATTTTGACGGGCAATTGAAGACTACCTCGGGCAATATGGTTGACGGCGCGACAGCCGCAAGGACGCTACAGCTTCGCATCGATCACGCAGAAGAAGCGGCGGTTCGATTGGCTCAGGGCTACAGCCTAACGGCCTCAGAGCAAGCGACCCTCAACCGCGCAATGAACGAGGGGCGCGAGCTTGCCGGGCAATTGGGTTTGGACTTTGACGAGTTGGCCGCCGGCGCCAAATCAGCGCGAGAAGAAGAGTTGGCCTTGTCCCAAGTGGATATGTCCGACCTCGAGGGCGAGCTAAACCGATTGGGCAAAAGCTCAATGATCACGGATCAGTTGGGCAAAGGTGCAGATCAGGCTGCGGAGAGATTGGAGGCGCTAAACAGGTCTTTCGAGCTTGAAGCCTTAGCCAGAATCGACGAGCCCCTCGCCGCGTTTGAGAAGGAAATGGATCGGATCAACGCGGCCTTAGAAGAGGGGCTTGATGCGACCTTGGGGCAAGAGGCGAAGCTTGCAGCCGAAGCAGAATTGCAAGAAGCCAGGCTCGAAGCCGCGCTTGAAGTAGAGAGCAAAATCCAAGAGGCCGAGCAAAAGAGAATTGATGCTCGATTGAAAGCAGAAGAAGCCGCGGCAATGGCGGCCGCACAATTGCAACAAGAGTTTTTCCAAGGCACACAAGACCTTGCCAACAATGTATTTGAGCTTGCGAAGTCGCAGAGGGGGATCACCTTTCAAGAAGAGCAAGCCTTGGCAATAGCTCAAGCGATTATGAACACCGCGGTCGGCGTGACTCAGGAATTGAAAAAAGGCGTCCTCGGCATTCCGAGCGCCCTTCTCATTGGCGCCGAAGGTGCTATTCAAATCGCCGCTATTAAGTCGCAAACCATGCACGCCGGCGGCATGGTGGGAGGCACACCCGACGAGGTGCCGGCAAACCTTCTCCGCGGCGAGGCTGTCATAACTCGCGCCGGTGTCGATGCATTGGGGGGGGAACAAGCGGTAAATTCGATCAATGGGGGCGGCGGCGGTAATCGGCCGCAAGTCGTGGTCCACCAATACAAGCACCGGGTTTTAGACGTCGCCCTTAAAGACCAATTGCGCACTGACTCGAATCTAAACCGGGCGCTTATGGGCACAGGCGTTTTTGGATTAATAGGCGGCCTAAGTCGCATGGGGCATAGGTAATGGGATCAGAAAAAACCAAGGCAGATTTTCGCGGGATCTTGATTCCAGATCCCCGGCTTACACTCGCCAATTTAAGCCGGCCAGATTCCACTATAACCGAGGCAAACCCTAAGCCCGGCGTACCCGTGCCGGACGGCGAGAGCGAGCTTGTGCTATCCTCCAGCGGCACGCAAGCCGCGGGCACTTCCTACGACATCGAAACGCTACGCGCGGGGCACCCTATCGAAAACGGCGGCGCTTTCGTTTGGAAGAATACCGCCGACTCTTCGACCAGCTTTCGAGGGTGGGACGTGCCGACAGTGCCGACAGCGTGGGAGGCGGTGGTTTGGACCGATGGCTTTAGCGTCGGCGCGGGCTCTTTGGGCACCTTCGAGCCACACGCGATCACGCTACCAAGCGGCGAGGTTCTAGTCGCTCACCGAGAGACGTTCAAAACCTTGTTAACGACTACTCGCCGCGTGACCGTGCGAAAACGATCGACTGCGGGAGTCTGGTCAAGTCAGACTGTCTACACGGCAAACTACACGCCAACAGGCTTCGACCCTTGCCTTGTGCTACTCCCCTCGGGGCGCGTTCTCTTGTTTCATTGGATCGAGGATGCAGCAGCGGATCAAGCGCAAATCCGCATGCACTACAGCGACGACGACGGCACAACGTGGATCGTAGGCCAGGAGCTTGTCTTGGATGAGCCGATCGATATCGACGCCGGTAGCTCGGGGCATGCCCTCGGCAGGATTCGCGCCGCGTATATCTCAGGCGAAATTTTGATGATTGCCGAGGTTGTCTCGAATAACGCCGGCCTAACTTATCGAGAAGGCTTTGTTCAGCTTGCGAGCGACGACCTTGGGGCAAGCTTTCGCCAGGTTTACAAAACCGACGGCACGGCAGGC